TATATATATACTTATATAAATATATAATATAATTAATAATAAATAAATAAAAGGTTACACTATGTTAGAAGCAGAACAAATTCAAAAGAATTACGAGAAACATCTTAAAATTATCGAAACTTATTTAAGTGAAGAGCGTGTTACTCAAGTTAAAGCTATGTTAAACCATATGGAAGAGGTCTACATAATGGCTCCTGCTAGTGGTAAGACTTGGTACCATAATGCTTTTGCTGGTGGATATGTTGATCATGTTAATAGAGTGGTACAATATGCTATTGAACAATCTAGACTTTATGAAAAGATGGGAGGTACTTTAGACTATACTGATGAACAGTTAGTATTTTCTGCACTATTCCACGACTTAGGTAAAATAGGAGATGGAGATGCTCCAAACTATATACCTCAGACTGACAAATGGAGACAGGATAAACTATCAGAAATGTATACTTTTAATCCTGACCTGCAATTTATGTTGATTCCAGACAGGTCTCTTTTTATACTCCAGAAGTTTGGCATTAAAGTAGACCAGAAAGAGTTTCTAGGTATTAGATGTCATGATGGAGTATTCGATAAAGCTAATGAAGCATACTTCTTCAGCAATGTTGAATCATCTAGGCAAAAGACTGCTTTAGTATCCGTACTTCACTCAGCAGATTTCTTAGCCTCTAAGGTTGAATACGATATGTGGAAAAATAAAGGTGGATCAACAATACCAACTACTAAAAAAACAAAAGCATCAACAGGCAGAAGAGTGAACTCCTCAGAAGGCCTGAGTAAAATGCTTAAAAACTTATAATATGGCACAATTTTTTACTCTTACTAACATAATAATTACTGTTTTAGTTGCTTTATTGGCAACTTCTGTTTATATTATTAATAACTTACTTACGAAAGTAGAAAAGTACGAAGATGTAACGGTTGATCAAACAAGTTATCTTCAAAGAATCTCCGATTTAATTAGAGATTCGAAAATGCACCTAAGAAAGCTAGACGAAAAAGGGGTCTTTGCAAGCGATGACGAGGTCGGTTATTTTTTTAATAAACTAAAAGAAATACAGAGCGAGCTTGACAATTACATGCTCCCCGAAAATTATGGCAAGGAAGAAAGCAAAAGCTAACTACTTTACAACAGAGACAGAACAATATATAGTTAAATACAATACTTCAACAGATTCAGAATATAGAAATTCTATATTTACTGAACATATTTATCTACCATTCTACAAGTTAGCAGAGAACATTATACATACATTTAAGTTTTACTACACCGATGTTGAAAAGATAGAGGATCTCAAACATGAGATAGTATCTGTCTTACTGGAAGAAAAGATTATGAAATTTGACCCTACTAATGGAGCAAAGGCATACTCTTATTTTGGTACGATAGTTAAACGTTGGTTAATAAACTACAACAATAAGAATTATAAGAAGTTAAAACAGATAGGATCTTGGGATGACGTAGCAGACGGTTATGTACCTGAACAAAGAGACCTAAATACTGTAGGAATAACCTTAGCTCAATTTATTGACCGTTGGGTAGGCAGCTGTTATGAAGAGTTAGATGAGATGTTTAAGAAAGATCACGAAAAAAGAATCGCTGATGCTGTTTTAACATTATTCAGAACTCGAAACGATCTAGAGATATTTAAGAAAAAAGCTCTCTACATATACATTAGAGAGATGACTGATTGCGATACCCCTAACCTCACGAGAGTTATTACTAAACTTAAATTTAACTTTAAAGAAAAGTACCAAAAACTTTATGATGAAGGATTAATCTCAAATAAAGTGTTATAATCTATTTATATAAAAGTATATAATACTATGAGTTTAGATAAAGAAATATTTAAAGGTAAAACTCTATCAGATCTATTTGGAGAAATTTATGATAACTCCAAAGAAACTAAAGGACAGGTAAAAGCACTTATAGGAGAATTAAAACCTCTTATTGAGAATATCGGAGACGCTACTCTAATAGTACCTATGATTAAAGAGTACATGGAGATTGGTGTTAAGAATGACGATGCTCTTATTAAACTAGCAACTATCATTCAACGTATAGAAAGTGCACAAGCAAAAGGAGAAAGCGGAGAGTTTGACTTCTCTGAGTTACAGGATTTATTAGAGGAGCAAGAAGCTCTAGAGAATGAGATAGAAGAAGTACCAACTAAAAAAGAAGAAGAAACAGACAAAGATGTTTAAATCATTCGGAAACGCTTCGGCAGGTAGCGGTGGAGGAAACGGAACATCATCAAATAGCTCTATATTTGCTAGAGTAGTAGATGTTATTCAAGATTCATTTCATCCTGAATATGAAGATAAAGGATCTTCAAACGCACTGTACGGACTATTTTACAGAGAACTACACGTACCGACTCTAGAGGATGGAGAACAACCTCTTAAGTTCGCCTACTGTGGTATATCCGAATTTAAAAAGATACCCTTAAAGAATGAGATAGTTAGAGTAGAAAAACTTCCCTCTGACGAACGTACACCACAGGATCCAACTAAAACTAAGATGTACTGGACAGCTATAGTAGGAGTATGGAACTCTCCTCATCACAATGCTGCTCCAGACACACTACAGTCAGGTGAAGGATCATCTGTAGATCTAGGTGAATACTTTGTTGAAAAAGAGAACGTACCACCTATTCAAGCCTTTCCAGGAGACGTATTAATGGAAAGTAGATTTGGGTCTACACTTAGACTAGGAGGTACTAAATACGATACTAATATATTTACAGACGACAGTAATGACGGAATTCCATATGTTATACTTTCAAACGGACAAAAAGAACCAGAGGACGGAGTAACACCTGTTATAGAAGATATCAATGATGATCCAAACTCACTATATATGGGGGCAGATCATAAGTTTGAACTTACTCAAGCAAACGATAAACGTGACGCATGGGATTCCGAACCAGATAAAGCAGATGCATTTAAAGGTAATCAAGTAATTCTTAATGGAGGGAGACTGTTCTTCAATGCTAAAGAAGAAGGAATATTTTTATCTGCAGTTGAAGGTATAGGTTTAAACGGAAAGGTAGTAGGAATAGATGGAGAAGAGTACGTAGCACTAGACGCTACAAAGGTATACTTAGGTACAGATGCATTTAAAGAGATAGAGCCTGTGCTCTTAGGTCAAACTTCGATAGACTGGTTAGATGATTTTATATCTCAATTCGAAACCCTTTGTAAGAGTATAGCTACATCACCACCTGCACCTCCTGCATTCGTAGCAAAGCAGATAGCTACAGCAAATTCAATAGTACCGGTAATACCGCAGTTAAAGAGTTTATTAAAACAACTATTATCTAAAAAAGTATACACAGAATAATGCCATACGTTAATATACCCGATTCCGGACTTCATGGTACCATCGCTAAAATAGTTGGCAAGATGATGGGTGGGGTAATGTCAAAGGTAATACAGAACTCTACCAACATAACTAATTCACTCAATAGAAAAGGATGCCCGACAGGGCCGGAGACAGATAGGTTAAGAAAGAAACTAAATCAAAATCAAAAATCTCTCCAACAAGTACAGAGCCGTATATCAAAATTTAAAGCTATACCCGGTAAATTAAAACCACCATTAGGGGGACTAAAAGCAGCTTTAAAAATTATACTTACTTTACCAATTCCACAAGGTATAGGTATTCCACCAGGACCTGCTGGGGGTCTTATTATTGGTTTACCAATAAACATTACAACTAAGTATGCAGATACTATGCATCTACTAAAGGAGTTTATTAAGCAAATTGACGAAATTATAGTAGCTATAGAAGCAGTATTAGATACTCCATCAGCATCATTAAAGAGTTTACAACGTAACTTAGGATCAGCAGACACAGCCGTTAAATGCTGTGAAATAGAAGCAGCACTACAAAAACAACTCGACAATGGAGATTTAACTCAAACAGATATAGACGATCTTGGACTTTCAGATGATGACGGAGACTTAATCTTCTCCTCTCTAGGACCTAAGCTTCTTGCTTCTGTATC